AGGATCTTGGCGACTGCAGCGGCGCGCTCCCTCTCCCATCGTTCGCGCTTCGCAGCTGCTTCTGGCTTGGCGCGGGTCATACCAGCACTCCTGCGACCTTGCCGAACTCGACGCCTTGCTGCGCGCCGAAGGCATAAATCAGCTCGATCAACTCCGAAAACTCAGCCTTGCTGTACGTCCTGGTGCGCTCACCGAACACGACGAAGCCGCCATCGATCCCCGGCGCCGAGCGCTGCTTGCGCAGGGATGCGGTGAGCAAGTCCTTCCAGTCGTCGGCGGACAGCTTCACGCCGTACCACACGACCTGGTCGGCCAGCTTCTGCAGCAGCGGCCACATGAGGGCGTTCTGCTCGAGGGTGCGGGTTGGCTCGGCGACAGTGACGCAGTAGCCGGCCGGCGCCGCGGCGACGCACTGGATAGCGTTTTGGCGTGCGCCGTCGTGGGCGAGGATGAAAGTGCGTTTCATGCTGCTTCCCTTACTGGAGCGCCGGCCCGCAGGATCGCCACGTTGGCCGCGACCAGGGCGTCGAACTTCGCCAGGCGCTCGACCATCTCGTCGATAAAACCGTCGTCGCGCAGCACGCGCTGCACATAGAGATCCTTGCCGACGGCAGCCAGGTCCGGCACGTACATGATGAAGTCGCACCACTTGCG